ACATAAGCGGTAGTAGCGACCTTTGTTGAGTTGTCGTCTGCCGACTGGGTGGTAGCCGTTACGCCGTCAGCGAGGACGACAGTTGCAGCGAGAGAAGTCGATGTCAGGATGCTAGTGCCATTGACGAGTATCCCTTTGCCAGTGGCAAGGTTCACACCCGATTCCATAACATCAGCAATCGTTGTCATCGTGCCAGCGATAGAAACGGCAGAACGGATTATTCCGTCCTCTCCACTAGGGCTTGCATCCTGTATAACGCCCGTTATGGCGGCATAAATATTTTCATTACCTGAACTAGAGCCACCTGAATCGTTACCATAAAAGTTTATTTGACCTAGTTCGTCATTATTTGCAGCAGAGTTACTGTCGTTCTTTAGATCAATCTTGGGGCTAGGGCCAGCACCGCCGCCCGTTTCCCATAAAGTAAGAGTTTCCCCAAAAGCAGCATGTGCTTGTGTGAAGGTAATGGAATCAACCCCAAACGATCCTTTCTCACTGCCAGCAAAAGTGAATGCCAGAATGTCATCTGAATCCCAGTGAATTTTGGAATCCCCATCACCGTCGTAAACTTCGGTGACTTTTAAGTCGATTGCCCCATCGCCTGCATCGTCATATGTGGCTGTGATACCGCTATGAGAACCGTTTGTCGCCAACTGTGCGCCAGAGATGTCTTGAACATTCTCTGTGACAAGAGCCAAATCAATCGCTCCGTCCCCCGCATCATCATATGTAGCAGTGATACCCGTGTGTGAACCGTTTGTCGCTAACTGGGCTCCTGAAACATCTTGTGTCGCTTCAGTGAAATCAGTTACCGCTGTCGAAGGAATAGCAATTGTCGCATCAGCAGCGGCAGTCAAACGACCATAAGCGTCAACCGTGAAAGTACCTACCGCTGTGACACTTCCATAAGAAGCAGCTGTGACAGCAGTTGTAGCCAAATCCACATCATCAGCGTTAACAACTATCCGTGCAGAGTTAGCAGTTCCAACATTAATTGTGTTACCAGTAATACTTGCACCAGTACCAGCGGTTATCGCCTGTGTACCAGTGAACTGCGTGAATGTAATATCGTGAGTACCCACAGTATGTGGATCACTTGTGGATGTAACGACGAAACCTTGCCCATTATTAGTTGAACCTGAAAGAACATAAACAGATTCACCTGCTTTAATCTGACCAGTAGGGCTACCATCAAAATCAACAGCACGGGTTAAAACCCAAGCGGCTGAACCGGAACCCTGAGTAGTCACATCATATAAACCGTTGTTAGCGTCAGTGGATTCGTCTTGGACAAGAACACGGTCACCCGTTGTAGCGTTAGTCCCATCCACAACAAGTCTTATATTAGAACCAGAAGTAAGTGTCGCCCCTACCCCTGAAGTGCCATTGTCATAAGTCGGCGAGTTAGGAAGTGCAGCAGCGGTACCCAACTTGACGGCTTCATGCCAGTTAACAATGCTTTCCTGATCCACCCATTTAATGCCAGCGGTTTGGGCGCTATCAGCAACAAGAACCTGTCCATTCGAGCCAACGGAGAGTTTAGCGACAGTGTTATCAGCGGAACCTGCAAGCAAGTCACCTTTAGCATCAATGATGGCAGTGTCAATTGACCCTAAACCACCATAAGCAAGAGATGTCCAAGCAGTGCTTCCATCCCCAATCTTGTATTTAGTCGTGTCCGTTTCTATAGCAAACTCACCGTTCGCTAATGTCGGATTGTTAGATGTCCAGTTGGATGCCGTGTCCCTTCTGAACTGAATTAATGCTGGCATAATTTTCTCCTATAATGATGCGCCGTTAGCGCCACCGTCTGCTGCTAATTGATACCTGATCCAAGCTGCCGAATCTCCACCATCCGCGTCGGTGAGAGACATGGCGTTACTTGCAACCCAGGTGCTGTCCGCTCTGAAATACAGAGCCTTGTTTGTTGTGTCAATTGCTAAGTGTCCGTCTGGGACTGTATGCGTGGGCTTGGCTCCGTAGGTTAGGTTCTCGACACCAAGCATAGCTTTGAAGTAATCATCGGTCTGAAGATGGTTTCCCGAATTACGATACAAATTGACATCAGCTATACCACTACCAGGGCTCCAACTTAGCTTACCGCCAGCATCTACAGCTAAACGGGCAGTTGAGTCACCGGAAACAAAGACATCTATAGCGGTCGATGCCGCTGAAGAAAACTTCTGCGCTGATAAACGCTCTAAAAATGTTGGCATAGCCTCAACTACCCTCTTTTAACATCTCGCCTCACACCCTCAAGTGTGATTTAAGAATTTTTATTAACCTATTATTACTACCTTATACGCATTGCTCGCTGGAGCTGAAGCGAATGACACTGTTACCTGACTTGTTGAATTGCGATTCACATTAGCGATAACCGTGTCATTTGTTGTTGCATCATAAACCTCAACCACGACATCCATACTTGACCTGTTGTGTGTTATAGCGAATGATGTAGCGGAACCGTCACCGATAGTTTCAGTGACTTTCTCCATGATCCCAAGATTGGCTCTAGCAGCTGCACCTGTTGAAGCTCCAGTACCACCATGAAGGATTGCTACATCAGTGCCTTCCCAAGTACCAGAAGATATAGTGCCGAGAGTTTGAAGTGAAGAGTTGATAACCCCAGAACCAAGTGTGGCTGACGTTAAAACGGCTGTTCCGTGGATTCTGTAAGCAAGCCCCGTACCTATGTTTACGTTCTGGTTAAAGTCCCAAGAGTCTGTGCTATCTGTCCAAAGAATTGTTTTGTCACTAGCACCTTTAAGGGTGATACCGCCACCATCAGCAGTTGTGTCTGATGGACTAGCGACAGTGCCAAGTTCGATGTTTTTATCATCAACAGTTAGTGTCGTTGAATTTACTGTTGTGGTTGTGCCATTAACAGTAAGGTTCCCTGTGACAGTCAGGTGTTGCCCGATTGTTACATCATCTGGGAGACCGACAACAAGGGTGCCTGACCCATCCGTGTAAGCAACTGATATTTCATCTGCTGTGCCGGAAATAAGAGCCCCAGCGACATCCTCTACGGCTTCTTGGAAATCTGTAATTTGAGTATTTGGGATTGCTATGTTGACATCAGCAGCGGCGGTTAAACGACCTTGAGCGTCAACAGTGTAAGTCGGAACAGCGGTCGCACTGCCATAAGAGTTTGCAGTAACCGAAGTATCCGCAATGTTTAACGTGACATCCCCCTGGACACCACCTCCACTGAGCCCCGTGCCTGCAACGACAGATTCGATATCACCTTCAGCAAGATTTATCCACGAACTCCCGTTATAGAAATTTAGTGTGTTACTCGATGTGTTGTAATACATCTGCCCCGTGACAGGGGTAGATGGCGCGCTAGCGAGATTCTCTATGCGCGGTTTGATTAATTGATTCTGATTTAGGTCAAGATTGACCAAATATTTTGCCATTTAAGCGGCTCCTATAGGGGAATTTTTCACGATCTTCCTACTATGAAAGATACGCCTTTCCACCGAAGGACTGTGCGAAGGTCACCGTACAAGCATCGTCACTTGTGTACGTTACATCACCAAAACACACATTGTCAGAGGTATCCACAACAAAAATGCTTGGTTTAAAGCCTAAGTTATGCGTTATAGACCATGTAGTAGCGGGTGATTCTTGAGTATGCGTGTAAGCAGTTTGCCCAGCAATTGATGTATTAACATACGCTTGAGTAGCATAATTATGGGATGTAATTGGGTTCACAGCAGGGGTAACATCCGCTAAATCGAGAGTCCCCGCAGTGGAGTTTTGTGGTACAGAAATGTTGTATTTATTCTGCCCAGCGCCATCAATGTTCTCAGTTACCTCATAAGTGACACCAGTTGGTGATGTCGTTGAATCGTCAGTAGCCGTAAGTGAAACACTGATAGCCCCAGAACCATTCAAAGTACCTGTTGTTAAGGTCGGTGCGATAATTTGATTATTTGACGAATCGGTCATCGTTGTTGAGGCGATAAAGGTCACATTGCCACTAGCGGCAGTAGTCCCATCTGCTTGTTTGTATGTACCTGTTACGGTGATTGTTGTAAAAGCCATTAGTTTGTATGTGTTACGTTGACGGATAAAGCATGGTGGCAAACATTTTGATCTATTTGAGCTAATCTTTGCACATCACCAACTCTACACCTAAAAACTGTTTTGTCTGCACCAGTAAGGTCAGCACTGTCAACAGCTGCTAATAAAGATTCCACAAGGGTGACATCTTCTGAGTCAAGATTTTGCCATAAATCAACCTGAATTAACCTCTCTCTAGCAGTGACAACACCATCGCCTGCTAAAGCAACACCACGCGCCAGGTCATCTGCGAAAGTAACAAGAGGGAAAGAAGCCGAATCTGGTGCATAATCACGGTACACCTTGTTCGTGATGTTAGTGATATTAGCGTCAACTATCACTGTTCTCAGGGAAGAAGCTACACTCGCCATTGGTTATGCCCTACCTCTTTGCGCAAGCACAGCTGCTGGCCCGTGCAGTGGGCTTCTGAATCTTTCAGCCCTTATAACCAACCTAGTTGGTGTGCTAGCAAACAACTTTTTAGCTGTTTGTCTTTCATATCTAACAAAATTAATCCTAGTTGTTTTACCTATATATCCTTCACCACCAGCAGTGAAATTACCAACAAGGTCTGTACCAATCTTTTTGACCGATGCGGTGGGGCTACTAGCTGTCGCAACATGTCGCCAAAGAGGACGAGGTGACACACCTCTACCGGAATCCCCTATATAACCAAATTCGAGATCCTTTGAGTAATCTAATGTAGAAAAAACTTCAATGGCTGTTGCGCCGAAACCTTTCATCAATTTCCCCATTTTCCCAGATCCAGGGGATGCGCCACGAACAGGTAATTGTGACGATATAAACTTTACGCTCCTCTGCAACTTTCCTGACTGTTTAGCAGGAGGAGTGCCAGGTTTAGAGGATCTCGTTTTCCCTACTGTCTTATGGACATAAGGGTTTCCCATCTTGCCTGATTCGCCATATCCTGCTCTAATCCCCTTAGCGTATCTACTCCCTACTAAACGACCAGCTCTTTTTAAACCTAGTCGAGCGCCAGCATTATAAACATTTAAAGCATTAGCTATAATCATTTCCTCAATGCTTGCTGGTTTAAGCCCAGCAGGAGTAGGGCATAAAACAACTACGTGTGATTTATTGCCAGCCATTAGGTGTTCGCCCCCAACAAAAACACACGCTGATGTGATTGTGTGTGTTGGATGCTCGTTATGTCATAAGTCCCATTCAAAAGAGAATGCAACCCTGAAACAACAATCTGGTCGTCGTCACTAAGGGTTGTCGCAAGAGGAAGCCAAGCAATAGCATCAGCTTGGTAACTTTGCTTACCCATATCAACATCATTAGAATTAGCGATATGCACACGACCTTGAACAGTCGTGTCAGAATTTGAGTAGCTTGTTTGCCCCTCTATATCGACTGTAGGTGTTCGACTTCTAACCTTAAGAGAATGTATCGCCCCGCGCATTAGTAAACCCCTCTACGCCTGTACCTCCGCACCCATCGCAAATCCTCATCAGAAAAACCTGACATGCCATTATTTGCGAAAGACATATCCACACCTTCAGCTGCTAGTCTCTTGAGACCCTGTGCGTCCGCAAGGATTTGAGACATTTCCCTAGAACAAACACGAAGCATCAAAGCCTCTAACTGTTGTTGTTCTGTGGAACCCATTCCTGCTGTATAGGAAATAAGAGCGCTTGTCCCTTGTGTGGTGTTCCAAATCCCGTCTATCCCCCAGTTGTAAATGTCAAAATCAGTTATTGTTTGCACCACCTCAGAACCCAAAGTCCCTATTTTCAACTCGGTAACCGACAAAACTGGGTATTCCTTCAAAAAAATCTGCTGTTGATTTCTTTGTAAAATATGTGCTTCTCCAGTTATAGCGGTTCCTGTAAGAGACCTGTTAAGAATCCCTGAAAGTTCACGCTCTAATGCGCCAATCATAGTGTTAGCCGCTGATTGCTCTCCAGTAGTGAACGTCTTGTTCATATAGGTAGCAAGGTCTTGATAAGTAATAATCGCCATGTCTTTAGCCTACGCTTTCTTTACGCTCTAGTCGGTTAGGCTTCCTCTCCCTTTTCTAGCATTCTTTTAGCCCGAAGAATAAGTAAACGCTCACGGGTGCTTTTACCACCCCAAATCCCGTAGCGTTCATTATTTTTCAAAGCGTACTTAAGACAAGTTACAACTACTGGACAAGTATTGCACATCGCCTTAGCCGCCTTCAGAGCGTCTGTGTCGCCTGGAGAGGGAAAAAATATAGCAGGGTCTTCCGCTTCGCGACAGGAGCCGTTCTTCTGCCACTCAGGGCGGTCTACGGCGATTATACGATCGTCATTGACCCAACCTGCTGACTCAGCTTTTGGTAAAGGAGAACTGTCCCGTAATGGCATTCATCCATTGTCCCATATGACAATGTGTAAAAGTCTTTAAAGGGTGTCCTTCCAGCATTTCTTACTTGGATTCCAATGATGGACACCTGATGAATAAAACAAATGTGCGGCTACGCCGACTTGAGCTTTGAGGTCATAAATGTCCCATCCCTTAAAACCGGCGGTGGCGGAGCGGTCTTTCCAATAGCGCGACAAGTGCTGGAAGGCTCCCACGGCTAGCGCAGAACTTACCGCATCATTATGAGTGTGGTGTGGTAAAGCGCTACTCTCACAAAACGCTATGCGAAGTGCAAGAGCCCTGTCATTTGGTAAGAACCATTGGTTCACTAACTGTTCAAGTGTTGGTCTCTCTACCCAATACTGACCTAAATATTCATCAGCAGGGTTTTCCTCAATGCTTTCCAAATACCATTGGTTTCTGCCATTGAAATGTTTGAGAGCATCTTCTATTGTCCCAAACCAAAGCATGTGTTTACTGCGAGTGTTTTTGCCGTAAATCCCATCCACTTGTTCCATGCCAAGAAATTCTTGTAAAGCGACTATATGATCGCCTCTTTCATGGAAACCATACATTTGATCTATCAGGTAAGGAACAGGGGGAATGGTGGTAGTCGGAGGTGAAGGTCGGGAAAACGTAGACGTTTCACCTCGGACTACCATGTCAGAATTTACATGCTCGGATATATTTGGTTTGTCGTACCCAGTTGGAACAATGTAAGTTCTGAAAACTTCCGTAAAAGAAGAATTATAAGCTTCCGCTATTGAGGATGACATGCCGATAATAACGATTATTATTGAACCGACTAATCCAACCACAATACGCGGAAGCCAGTGTATGCCTTCTTTCATGGATCAAATATCCCCCTACTCGGTTTAAGTCTTCTTGTAAGCCCAAGAGTCGTGGCTTCTTCTGGATGCAAATGCTTCCAGTCGTGGTGCGCTCGGCATAAAACCTGACAATTATCAGGATCTAACCAATCCCCGCCTCGTCCCCTTCCGATGATTTCATCTACATCTAGTGGCCCCCAACATTCTACCTCCTCGACTAAGAATTTTGCAACACATTTGTACGCATCACGTTCTAAAACTTCTTCACGAACGCGTTTCCGAATGCTTAATTCAGCTCTTCTTTTAGCACTAACCTGCTTCAACGGCGTTTTTCGTCGAAGTGGCCCAGAGCGCTTCATATAGTGAAGCCTTTGGTGGACAACATAACTAACCTCCTCGCGGTAGGTGTAAAGATACGGTGAGCTTCTGCTCTTGACAACACGCTGTCACAATTAATTAGGACAGTGAGAGAGGCTTAGAAAGCTCGTTTATGTGAAGTAGCTGACAGCTGCTGAGTCGAAGCGGAACGAACTACTTTAGATTCCATAGCAGGCATCCCAGCAGACTCTATTGGAAGAATCCCATGCTTAGTTGCAACTTCAGGGGTAACTCTTTCACCCCTGCGAGCAAGAAGAACTTTCGTTCCAAACTCATTTGTTTCGTATATGTCACGATCCAACACGACACTAAGTGTCATTTCTGGTTGTATTCGTGTTTCTTTATTTTCCATCATGTTGCCATTATAGCCACAAAAGAAGAACCCCGACCAAAAGGTCGGGGTTCTTACTAGATGCCCTGAAAAGGACTGGAGGTGGCTTATATGCCAGTCACCGTACAGAAGGACTCTGGGCGCTTCACTGCAAGAGCGATGCGCTCTTCGGCAAGAATTGCTATTGCATTCCTTACGAAGAAGTCACTGTGATTTTCTGAAATACGGATGTTGCCTTCCATGCGATCATAGAGAGTCGCACCAATTCCGAAGGAGCCCATTAGAGCTGTACCTTCAGTGATTGCTGCCGTCTCAACGACCGGAAGCCGCCATAGGCGAGATTCTGAACCAAGAGCAACAGAAGCAGCCATCATGTGACGGTTGTCTCCATCTTTCTCAAGTTCAATACCTTCAAGGTCATTTGGGTGAACAACGATGCCAGTTGCCTCGTAATAAGCGAGAGCAACCTTGGTGATCGCCTTACGCATTGCGTCAATGCGTGTGTCCGAGCCCAATGCTTGAGTGCCGATGCCGGATGTTTGGGTTATACCCGTGAGGTTGGTACCAGTTCCGTCACCATTAAGGATTTGGTCATCCTCTGTGAGACGAAGCCCGTAGAGCAACTCGTTGTCAATGATGCCACGCATTGCTGGTTCATCTGCAAGCACGTTACGGTGTGCAACTTCGTAGTGACCGATGTTGCGAACCGGAGCCTGCGAACCGGCGATGGTTAGCGTTGACTGTGGATATGAAGTGAATGTTTCAGGAGATCCTGAACGCTCTGCTGTTGTTGCAGAGTTGTTCGTGAATCCTGTCACACGGAAATATTCAACCAAGTTGGTTGAAGTCTGCTGTACGTTGAACAAATCACGTACACGCGCTGCACGGTGCGCTCTTTCAACAATTGCGTCACGTTGTGGTGTGCCGAATTGTGCAGGAGTGCCGGAAGGAAGTGTTGTGTACACATCCTTACGTTGCCACATGTCGCCAAGGTCGCCCTTAACGCTAAATGGAACGTGCATGGTGTAGCCATTTTGTCCACCTTGCAGGTATTTAAATTCGTCAGAATCGACGAAAGACTGACCGACAGAAGTAATTTGATTTACTTCTTTCGCTTCAGCTACAACCTCTGGGTCGGAAGATTCAGAAGCCCAGTCCTGAATTTCTTTTTGACCTTCCAAAGCTTCGATCTGCTCGCGCAGATCACGTGCTTTGGTGAGATTGGTGCGAAAGCCTTCGATGTGCTTTGCTTCGACCTGAACGTCAGGGCCACCATCTTCGCGGTTTGCCTCTGCATGATTAACGATTGCATCGTTTTCAGCAAGGGTGTCACGAAGAGCGCCTTTTAGTTCCCTTAAGTGGGAATCTGTTACTGCCATTTGGATCTACCTCATGTTTAGTTGATGGATAAAAGTACACAAGGTAAGCACCTTGTAAGAACATTGTTACATGAGCAGCTGTGTAAAAGTGTTAGGGAACCCTATTAAACTCGATTCTTCTAGTTCCCCTGTTCGATAAACGGAACAGCATCATGGACACATTGTTCAAAAGGAACTTCGGGCAGTGGGGGGATGTTATTTTCAGCTTCTTGTGCATACGCAGGTTTCTCCCCATGCCAAATCATTTCATTTCCTGCTAAACCCCTGTTAAAAGACCTTTTACCTTTCTCAAAAACAGAGAATGTATGTCCCACGCAACGATTATCAAAAATAACAAAATCGCCTTCGTCATAAACCCATCTCAACCTATTTGTTTCTTTTGCCAATTCTGTTGCAACCCATTCTTTGTAATCGTTAAACCAATCTTCTTGAGGATCATCAATAGGCTCTCGTTCTTTTCCATGATTAGTTTCCCAAAAGTGTTCTTTCCCTACAAGTACTTGTCTGGGATCAGAATAGAGTAACGCTGTTTTTCCTGTCACCGGATGTGTCCGCAAGGCACGGTGTACAGCCCCGTGAGGAAAATTTTGTACATAAGCTGTTGCCAACTGTTCCTTGAAAGGACATTTTTCGTAAAGATCCTCAAGGTCAACAAAAATAGTATTACCCCAAGAATCGTCCATCTCCTCGAAATGTGTCATAGACAAAGTAATATAAGCTGTAACCCAAAGGTCATCACTGTTGTCTGTATGCCAATTTTGTAGAATAGTGGCTTCAGGATCAGTATTCTCTGGCGCTAAATAACGCCCTGCTAGATGAGCCCCATCAGTCCCAGTAAAAACAGATACTGGTTTACTATTGGCATGTAAAGAAATGCAACAACCATGTTCATACAACTTTTTACAAACAAAAAATTGTTGTTTTGGAGTTAAATAAACACCTTTAAACCCCAAAATTTTGTGTTCTTTAAGAACAGAACCAAAATCGTATTCAAGAACGTCTTCGTATGTTAAGCCATCTACTCTAAGCACGGGTCTATGTCATCCTCATCATCAAAATCAGGTGTCATCGCTAAAGGATCAAACACCATCTGACCAGCATAAGTGACCCTAGAAGGCCAAGCTAGTCTTTTCAACTGGGATGAAATAGATTCAAGAGCAGCTGCCGCTATTTGAGGAGGCACAGAACCAAGATCAACATGATTAGGTTCCCCAGGATCATCTATCGACAAAACAATAGTAATAATGGGAAAATGTTTAGCTTGAGGAACATCATCCTCAAGATTGAAGTCAGGAATCGGCAGAGAAGTACTTGCCTCTAAAGATGGCTTCCCCTCTGGAAATTGGGATGAGTTCGACATCGAAGTTAGCGTCTCCTTCCTCGTAGGTAACAACTGCCATTCCCTGTTGCCAGTCTTCCACCGCATTAACGGGTCTACCGTGAGGGTCTGTAGACCCCTTCGTAGACGGAACAGCCCCGTCGATACGACATAAACAACCTGGAGACGCTGCAAGGCTTCTCTTGGGGCCTTCAAAAGTACGGCGAGTTTTATGCTGAAGTTCGATCCTGTGAATATGCCCATGAATGATACTCGTCCTTTCGTCGTCAACAACCGCTTTAACCGTTGAGCCTCTGCTTCGTGTTGTGTGTCCATGTATACAAGCTATGTTTTGGTTGATCCAGTAGATACCCGCTGGATAACCGCCTACATACTCGACTTTCAAATGATCTTCATTCAACCGTAATAAGAATGGCACTGACATGACTGGCCAGTCTTCGGGGACTTGAGCCCTCTTAAGATGTAAAGCCGCTGCTGTGTTAGCAGTAACCGACTTCTGTAATCTACGGTCATGGTTGCCTTCTAATAAAACTATGTGCGCTTTAGGAGCATTAGCTCTTTGTTCACATAAGAACTGGTGACCACGATCAATCCCTGCTTGCGTAGTTTTAGCGAAAGCAGGTTCCATCTCAAATCTTCCGAATTCTGCAAAATCTAAAAAATCCCCCAAGTTGACTATGGTGTCTACTTTGTCGAGAGAAGCAAGAATTTTTAATGCCACATTCATAGACACTTCGTCATGGAAAGCATCCATCGAACCATCATCAAACATGCGGAAACCAATTTGAGGATCAGGTAAAATTACAGCAGTTTTATACTTCGATCGGGTGGTTTTAGCTTTTGGTTTATGCCTAATCGAGACAGGAGCTGCCTGTTGAACAACGGGCCATTCAGGGCCATTGACCCAAGCAGGATTAATTACTACAGAAACGCCACCAAGATCATGGATCTCTGCTTCGCCTTCCTCATTCTTTGTGAGACCCTGCCATTCAGAGATACGAACTTTCTCAACAGTCCCTATTTCCTCGGCTTCTATTCCAGAGCGTTCGAGAAGGTCAGCGATTTTTCCTAAACGAGATTTAGCTAATTCTTCTTTAAAGGCTTCGCTCATCGGCTCTGCCCATGTCTCCAATTACGCACAGCTCCAGCAGATACTACACGCCCATGAGCCGATAGGACTTTAGACACAGTTATATGAGCTATATCTGGGTCATTAAGAGCTGCTCTCAAAGATTCAGCTTCATCTTCAGGCATGTCTTCAAGGATTAAATCAATCTTGAATCGTTGCCAACTAGGGGTGTCGTAACTCTGCATTTCCGCATAAAAGTCAGTCACAATAGGGCTCCTTTCGCGTCACCACGCTCGGTATCTCTATTGTAACCTACATCATCATCTAATACGGTGACGGTAGCGTCACCTATGCGTTATTCTCCTAAATCAGAGTAAGTAACTAAGTCTTGGAACTCGCGAAGTTCAGCGAGATCAAGGCTATCTAACACGCCTTGTTCTTTTGCTTCTTCAACTACCTCATCCACTGTTTCTTCTGTAATGGACTCGTCAGCTTTTTCTGCATCTTCTTCTTCTGCTGGTTCGTCAGCTGGCTTTTTAGCCGCTGGTTTTTTAGCAGGCTTTTCAGAGTTGCCTGCTGGGGTTCCTTCAACTTCCATTTCTGCTGGAGTGTTGGTTCCACCATGTGAGAGGTTCTCTACAACCTCTGGTGCATCATCGCCTGCGCCTTCTGCACGTTCACTTGAATCAGGAGCAGTATTCGAGAAACCTGCGGTGTCTCCTGCCTTCTCCTCAAGCTGGTCTAGTTGTTCTGACAGAGTATTCAAGGTTGCAATAGCATCTTGAATGACTGACTGAGCCGTGCTATTAGCACTGGCTTCTGTCTCAGCCGTCTCTAGTGTGATTTCGGCTTCGTCAGCCATAATGTCCTCCAAACTGGACTTGATTTCTACTATCTCGGCACCCTTTTCTATAAGAGCGTCTATTTCTGTAAAGTCAAAATCTGAATAAGTATCTTTTAATTCCATGATCTCATCCACAAATTGATCTGATTTCAATTCAGGTGGATTGTTTTCTCCACCTTCACGATAATGACGGGCTAGGTGGTTGTAAACACCTTTACGGTCATTGCCTCTTAAAGTGGTACCCCTACGGGAACCATTTAAAGAACCTACGCCTTCGCGTAATCCACCTAAAGCAGCAGCACCGGCTTTGCCATCGCTATTGACATAATGGTGGATATAAGAATAATTAGTTTTGTAATTCGGGTCTTCGCCTGTTTTATGGAAAGCAAAAATATTTGAGTAATATGCTTTGTCTGCCGGAGAGCGCACATTTTTGTACATGGCAGGTTTCCACGGGCGATCATCTGCGAAACCAACTGCGTGACTCCTGATTGGCCCTTTACTGTCATCAAAACTTTCTTCTGCTGTTTCTTCAGAGAAAGTATCTTCTTTCACTGAGACAGTTCTAGTACCAGGAGCTGCACCAAATAGCACGGGTGAATATTCGTACCATTCGAGTTGCTTAATGTGGCGAATGCCTTCTTCACCTTTCATTTCTGAACCGCCTTCAGGCACTGAATAGCCAATCGACCATTCTTGTTCTTGCCCAAAGAATTTAATGTCTTCGTAAGCTTCACGACCTCTTGTTGTATTGAGGTTGAACTTCATTTTCACAAGAACACCACCAGCGTCTTGCTCTCTTAAATGGTCAGGGAGGCGATCATCACCAGGTGCAAGTTCGATTGCTGAAAGTGTTTTAGCAATTGGGATGGTTGTATCGTGTGACCAGACACCTTTTGGTATACGTTTGCCTAAAGTTTGTTCATACGCACCTGGTTCGATTACATCTTTAACATTGTCAACAATGTTTGTGACTGAAACAACCGCTTGGACTGTGCCTTCCGCATCGTCAATCGCTTTTGCTTCTACTCCGACTTGTTTAGATTCTAGTTCCACTGTGCCTCCTGAGACTTCTGTCACTAGAATATGTCGGTTTAGACTGAACGTGGGGGAGCGTTAAGAAAGACTATACAGTTTGTTCTACCGCTCCGTATTCTAAGAGCCCAACTGGGTTAGGAGTATTGGTAAACATCATCGAACAACGACAATTAGCTGTTTCTTTAATAGATGCCGACTGGTCACCAGGGTGCATCATTCGATAACCACCCACCAAAAATGGCTCTTCTATTGGTCTAGCTTGCCCATCAGAGCCTGTATGTGTAGCTCTAACCTTCTCGTCTTCCATCGTTAACCACACTTTGTAACGATAACCGGCGTTGATAGCGCCTATCCGCTGTCCTTCGTTAACTCCGAAAACAACAGTGTTATTGGCTATTAAGCGGGCTCTTTGCTTCATAGCCTTTGAATATACCTTTTCTATATCCTCAGCTATGTCATCCACAGAACGACCTGCCCCAAGACCATCATTAATTATTTCTTCCAATTGTTTCTTAGTGGTGAAATTAATTTCTCCAAACTTAGCTACACCAGCTGCTAAAGCTATCAAAATCAAATCGTCGTCATCTTCTTCTTGTTTAGTCCCAGATATCATGGCTACCTCACGGCTACCATCAATTAAAAGAGACATAATAAATGTTTTAGCGTCAGCAGTTAATTGCCTATCCCATGTAGGGATATCCAAAATATCATTCACACCAACAGAAACACCCTTATTGACTTTCTCACGAATCTTTCTAGACTTCCATTTCTCCAAAACAACTCGCCGTTGCCTCTGGAAAAAAGCGCCCATTTGTATAGCTATCGAATCTGCAAGACGTTCCATTTGTTGAGACTGCCGTCTACGCATAGCATCAGCCTCTTTAGTGTCAATCCACACATTCCCATATTGAAACCCCCACGGGTCTTCTTCAGCTAAAGGGTCAGACTTCCTACCCTCCATGCCTTCTTCTTGTATGGCTATCAATTTCTGTTCTTCGGATAAACCATCTAATAAAGAAGCCGCTACAACTGATGTAGGGACAGTAGCAGTTGGGACAGTGGGAGGATTAACAACCGCTGATTGAGGTTGGGTAGTATCCACATCATCAGGTTCATCAACAGTAGGAGGCTCAAAATCGCTAGATGGTGTTTCCCCATCTGCCACTGCTTGACCCACAGGCATCAAATTCCCCTGTATATAAATAAGGTCAGCGCCAACAGGATCACGCCCTACCTTCTGTCGGTATTCGTCAATGGATATCGCCCCGAATTTGAGTTCTTCAAGATGAAATGACGCTCTTTCTCTTTCGTCTCTGGAAAGAATTGCAACATCTTCAAGATTGAACTTGACTGTTAAATCCTCTGACCCGTCTAAACGGTCAAAGGCTTTTTCAATCAGCATCAGGTGGGGAAGCATTGTTTCACGCCAGAACACCTCAAGCTCAGTATCAGCATTTGAAAATGTCCGATCAGCGGCATTACCGATAACTGATTCTGGGACACCAAACGCCATCAAGATTTCTTCTTTAGCCAACTGTTTTGTTTCTGTGTACTGAGCGTCACGTTGCGCCATAGAAGTGTCAATCCACTTCGCTTGCTCGGCTTCCATGATTGTCATACGACCAGCGCCGCCAAGGGCAGAACCTGTGTTGCCAATGAATCTACGACGAATTTCATCTGCCGCATCATCATCCAACTCGCCGTTAACCATGAGAATACCACCAGGGCGACCATCGTTAACCATAAAATTCCGGTTATAAATACGTGAGTAATAGTCGATGTCTATAGCCAAACCGCATGATTCTAAGGGTGATTGCCCCCTATAAGGATCAGTCGGGTGGGGGATTCGCACCCAGACAACATCTTCTGCTTTAACAACACGTTCTTTATTATTTGGCACTTGGACTGAATAACCCGCAACAAACTTTTTAGGATCAGGAATCGGGTAAGTCCAATTAGGAGGCAGAAGATATAAACCAGTGACGTTATCTAAACGGTCTTTAACTACTTCTACGAACGCCCCTCTTTTAGAAAGAAGAACTTGCGAAGAAAGCTGGAACCTGAAATTGTACGCATCATGGTGTGGATTTGACTTCCTATTAAGAATAGGCAACAGCGGGTTATCCTGCGGGTCGCCCTCTTCATCTAAAATCTCCACAGGGAGACGAGCTGCGTTAGAGGCAATAGCAAACACACTTTTGAACACCCATGTAACACGGTCGTTGCCTTCTGAAACCGCACGGTCAACATCCCAATCATCTTTATACACTTTATGTTTCTTATCTAAAGCACCTATGTTCGCCATGTTCTCGTTGTAGTAGAACGCTTTAGAACCATAACCACCGCCACGAACCCAACCTTCGCCGGTGTGACCTGTAAAATCTAACCCATCAAGAAAACCCATATCAGCCCTCGTAGCCCATCAATAAAGAAACCAGTAATAGTATCCCTGCGCTAACACCTAAACCAGCTGAGACATTAAGGGTGAATCCGCACATAATAGCGGCGGAAGCCCCTGAGACAAGTGCCACAGAAGAAACCTTCTCTTTTACTCTAAGCGCTGACATCAGCACCACTCCTATTATCGCAACCAAGCTTAAACTTGCCCAGATGACCAACGCTGGAATACTAGACATGTTCTTAGCCTACGCTTCCTAGACGACTATTTGTGGTAGCACCTACCATCCTCCGAATAATCCTTTCCTAGACCCATCTTCGTGACGCGGATTGAAGGGAAATCCTTCAGTCACTTCATACAAAAATTCTTCTTCTATGCCTTCCATCCTAGCCGTTCTTCTAGCCAAAATCGAGGCTGCTAGCACGGCAGAGTTCCAAGCAGTGAATGTTAACTTCAATAAAGAAGGTGAACCTTCTATTGCCTTAACTAAACATTTTCTTTGACCTATGTCATTAATCTCGAACAAAGATGCAACACACTCAGCCCCAAGGTTGTCACTGTGTACATACATGCGATTACTGCCGACACTAACTGGGGGGTGTCCTATGATTACACCTTCCACATAAGTAGCTCCGCCAGCTTCAACAACACCTTTGATCTGTTCATTTTCTTCTTGTGTTTTTGTGTTCGCATCGACGTAATGACCTTTGAAGCTGCTGTATTTGCAAACTTTCCCAGCTATTGTGGCTGCCCCCATATTCAAGTACCCGTCTCTATAAGAATTAGATGAAGGGGGGTTATCCCGTATGACACATAAGACCACATCGGCTCTATCTCCCATAGCTTGCAAAGACCCGACATCTTCAAAAGGTTCTGCTCTTTTATGAGTCTCTAAAGAATATTCGTCATATGTTCTGCCTTCACTAGCCCATATAACCTCATGCCCTAAATCTTTAAGAATCTGACCATAAGCCGCACCCATGCTTCCCATAGAAACAATCCCAACGGTGGCTGGTCGTGTGCAATCAATTTTCATAAACAATCTCCCTTAATGGATCGTACTCGTAAATAGAGGGATCTGATTCACTCTGGAAATAATTATCTCTGCCAAGATTCCATTTCAAACTTTTTGGCAAAGGTGTAACTAGCCACGTTTCATCCCCATCACGCTCGCCTCCAGAAAAATAAACTTTTCTAGATTTTTCTTTTACTTCTGCTTTTTTTCTCTTTTTTGCCTTCGGTTTTGGAGGCATTCTTTGTCTAGCCATTTTACCTATACGACTCTTAGTGAAATAATGAAATTACTCCCAATGAGAGGAGGTGGCTGAAGAACTGCCCTTGACGTAAGTCGAGGGCAGTTCTCTCTATGAGGAAGAATATCCATGCCTTTTAAGATTTATTCTTTCTAGCCATGTCAAACCACCCCATATCCCATAATCAAGATCAGCGCCTAAGGCATAATCGAGACATTCTCTACGGACATGACAATTAGAGCAAATTGCTTTTGCGATTTTGACTTTCGGTTTTGAGCGTATTTCAGGAAAAAAAATGTCAGTATCTAAATCTTTACACTTAGCTTTTTCCATCCAACCTGTTCGGAGCTTACTGTCTGGTCTACTAAGCCAGTAATTACGCGGATATGTGTGCGGTCTCTCTATGAACTTCATCGTATCTCCGTAAAACCATAGGAGTGCCTTCTCCAGCCCATAGACCCCAAGTGTTGTAACTCAAATAGTCAATAGCACCTTCTGTATCTCCCCCAAGTTGTTCTGACATAACTTCAATCATCTTGTCCTCGTCATAAACAAGAACTGCTTGCATGTTTTGTCTGCTCGCATAACCAATTATGCAAGAATCAAACCCATCTAATATCACGGCATCAGGATTCAACTCTGCGAGTTCATCCCACCATTCACCGTCTCTATCGTTTAAATCCATTCTTCAAACCCCATCATAAATAAAGTAAATGATTCCACACCCCAAAGAGATTGCCCCTCCTCATCAGTGAATAAAACAATCCACGAATATTTAGACACCTTATCTGTAGGGTGAGCAAGCTCAACACTCGCCCACCAATCTTCTCCCACTATCCGCCACCCTGGTGCTGGGTATTGATCCTTCGCATCCAAACTGCTGACAATAAAACCCTTGTCGTCAGCTCCTTCTATAAGTTCAGCAACCTCATCAGGAACCACAGCTAGAAATGGGTAAGATAACATCAACTTTGTTTTCTGTATTTTTTACGCAGCTTGATAGAACGGCGTGTGTCTATGCCATTGAGGAAAATGTATTTAGTCGTTCCGGTCTTCGGGTTAATCTCTATCCGCCCAAACGGTGTCTCTTCGTCAGTTAATATTACCTTTTCGCTCATCCAAAGATATTACAACATCTTTATTTACAAGTGGTGCCTCGTCTACTCGTAAGGAATTCGTCTGCACGGACTACTTTAGTCGCCGACAAATCATGGACATATATTTTTACAGTGTCATCTGCATAGCACTCAACAACAAAGCCGTCCAACCTGCGTGTGCCTGCTTTGCGTTTTAATTGAACACGAATATTTGTGCCAGCTTTTAGGATTCGTTGACCTTCACGGCGTATCTCTTTCACAACAGGGCTGACGCTAAGGCTTTCTTTTGCTTTAACACATAAACCAAAATTGTATTGAATAGCTTCTTCCTTCGGCATCACTTTATCATTGACTATAAAAGTCGTTCCTGCAGCTATTGATTTAGCCACCATGCAATGTCCGCAAATGTAATCTCCATACCTGCCTTTTCGTAAGCATGGTCGGTCTGTAAATAAGTCTTTCATATCTAACCTTCCTGTCGTTAACATAATTACAGTCTACCAAGAGATGACATGAAAACCAACCCTCTCCCAAATGGTCGTTTTTATTTGAAAGGATTTGGTATGGAAACTACAGAAATTTTGGAGGCAGCAGAAGTTCAATTAGATGGCATCACAGCCGCCTTAACTTATGTAGAAGACCAACTAGAAGACTTACGTTGTCTTATAACAGATAGAGAAAATAATGCCTGAAGAAAAAAGTGACGCAGAGATACTGACAGAAAGTCTTATGGAAATACAGGCAACATTAGAAAAAGCCACAGACAAAATGGCTGGCAAAGTCAAAGAAACAATTGATAATACATTAAGCATCTTTGACAAAATGAAGGACAACATCGCATGGGTTCTAGGCTTACCAGCAGCTTTCGCAGGATCATTTGGTTTCTTATGGGATTCCAGCAATGACGAAGCAGCCCTTTCTTATCAGGTGGAGCAACTCGAAGAAGCAGTTGCCGACCTCCAATCCCAAAACAACCTTCTGGGTGGAGGCACCAAAAACTTTTCGCTTGACATGAGCCAAGCACCAGGCGGGTCAGTAACCGTCGTTATTGGTGCTGCTGCAATCGCAGCCCTTATAGGACTGTTGATCTGGTATCAGACTAAGCGCAGACGTAAACGATGAAACGGCTCCTAGCGACTTTAGTCGCTGGGACGCTAATAGCGCTCGGTTGCTCAAGTGAAAGCAGTCAAACGGGGGAGAAGGTTGCGGAAACAACCGTGGCCCCTATCAGTATCCCCCCAAGAGATACAACACAACCTTTAGCAGATCACACCATTGATTATGTACCGAAGGAAGATTCCTTTTCTTTCGAGAACTTTGGTGGTGGAGAAGCCCCTGCGGATTTAACCGTTAATACCACTAGACGATTGTATGGGGATAGCCAAGTTTGTTCAGATGTAACAGATAATAAATGCACCCCTTATCCAGTGATCCTTCAGCTGATAGGTCAAGCGAACCGTTCTATGCAGGGTGGTTTATGCGAAGGGTTAACAGTTCTTTCTTTGCGTTTAGCTAACAACCCTTCGGTATTAGGGGCATTTCAAAATACGGAAACTGTTGCAGAGCTTGTTAAGGAAGATCCTGCTTTGCTTTCAGAACTTGTTTATTGGTATGTGACCCAGTTTGCTACGGAAGTTCAAGAACAGGCTTCTGCTTATCTTAAAAAACACCCAGCGCAATTAGCTGAAATTCTACTTCGAGATTTTGAAGCCGCTGAAAGAGGAGAACCTTCCACGGGTTACACAATAGGTATTTATTCTGAACAGGGTGGTCACGCTGTGACACCTTACCGAGTTGAAGAAACACCAACTGGTTACCGGATTTATATTTATGATTCAAACTGGCCCACCGCAGAGCGTTATATAGACGTTGATGGTGAGGGCTGGTCTTATGCTTTAGCGGCAACTAATCCCACAGAAGAAGCAACAGCATGGGGTGGGGGTAAAGGAACTATGGAGCTGACCCCCATGCAATCAAGGTCAGGGCCATTCTCATGCAGTTTCTGTCCTAGCAACACAGGAGAGGAATCGGGAACGATGCTCACAGTTGCTTCTTCAGGCAGTAAACAAATGGCTCTCAAAATTGAGACAGAAAGCGGTGATCGTCTCGGCTATTACGATGGCAAGTTTGTTAACGAGATAGAAGGAGCTACTTACAGGTATTTAATATCTGGCCCTTCAACAGCTGACCCAGTGTTAGTTTTCCTTCCGCCCAATATAGAAACTTTCAGCGCTGATGTGGAAGAAATAGATGTTCCCACCCCAGAAAAATCAGACTCAGCCGTCAATACCAGTACAACTTTACTGGAGCAGGAACAGGATGAGCCTACCCAAGAAAAATTCTCTTTACTGCTACTGAATGAAGAAAAATCTGTTCAAGTAGAAGCTGCGATACAAGAAGAACCTGAACCAGCACCAGCAGGGACGGGAGATCCAATGTCCCCCCTCCAAGCTGAACCAGAGATACCAACTGCTTCACTTATCTCTTTTTCAGAAGACAGTATTGGCATTGCAGAAGTAGAAGATGCAACTGTGGCTATTGCTATTGATGCCTTAGAAGTAGAAATACCATTAGAGAGTGGGCAAGTAATAGAAGTGGTCGTAGCCCCAGACCCTGAACCGGCACCTGACACGGAAGTGGGGGCTGAAGTCCCCCCTCCAACCATGCTTGATATTGCTATTGAAGACACCAGTGGTGAGGTTTTAGCTGAGGTAGAAGTGGATTTAACCGACTACCTAGTTGAAGAAGAACCAGCTGAACAGGAGGTCGTCCCACCGTCGCAGGGGGATACCCCACCACCAGAATTAGAAGAAGAGCCCCCTCCAGCAGCTCCAGTAGTCATTCAGATCATATTTGATGAAGAAGCAGGCGAAGTCATTCTTGAAGAAGAGGAAGTTGAAGCTTGGGTAGCATCAGACGCAGAATATTTCCAAGCAATCGCTGAAGATCGTCTTGAAGAAGTGCTGGGTGAATCTTACGCAGAGGAAATCATTGAACGTGAAGAGTGGGTTGAAGAAGAACTCTTTGAAGAAGAATTTGATCTTTTAGAAATCATTCTTAATGTTGATGAAGAATATTGGGAAGACGAAATCTGGGAAGAAGTTTCTTACGACGACGAATGGTTTGAAGAAGAAGCGGAAATCCACGCCACCATGTACGCAATAGTTGAAGACATTGATGAGTGGTTTGAAGAAGAAGCATGGGAACCAGAAGAAGAATGGATTCAGGACTGGGCAGAGGAAGAAGAAGCATGGGTTCTTGAAGAATTCGGTCTTGAAGAATGGAACGAAGAACTCATGGGGCCAAACCCCTTAGAGACTATGGACTGGACTGAAGACGACTGGGAAGCCTACGACGAGGAAATGGACGCTATCTGGGAAGAACAGATGGAAGACCCAGAAATGTTTCAAGAGTCTCTCTTAGAAGAACTTGATATGGAGGAGTGGGATGACAGTTGGGGGCCAAGCCCAACAGAGTCTTTTGACTGGACTGAAGAAGATTGGGAAGAGTTCGATGCCCAACAAGAGGCACTGTGGGAAGAAGAAGAGTTCTGGGAAGAAGAAGAATTTTGGGAAGAAGAAGAGTTAGAAGTTTGGGAAATAGACCCATTCCTTGACACAGAAGAAGAATGGGACGAATGGGAAGAAGAGTTCTGGCCAGAAGACATGGAATGGGAAGACGAATGGACAGAAGAATGGATAGAAGACGAAGAATTAGACCTTAGCTGGCTTTTAGAGATAGAGATTGATGATTGGGATGAAGATGAATGGGGGCCACACCCAACCACAACAATCGACTGGACAGACGACGACTGGGACATTTACGAAGAAGAACAATCGGGTGAATTCGACGAAGAATGGGAAGTCTGGGAAGAAGAAGAATGGACAGAAGATGATTGGGATGAAGAGGAATGGACAGAAGAATTAGAAATCTGGGAAGAAGAAATAGACTATGATGACTGGCATGAAGAAGAAGAAGAAACCCCACAATATGAAGAAGAAGCATGGGAGGACTACCCCGAAGAAGAGGAATGGGATAACCCCTACGCTGATTGTATAGGCACTTCAGCTTGCACTGATGCCCCTGCCGGATTTGATGATTGGGCTCAATGGGAATCAGCTAATAACCCTAACTATGTAGCGCCTGAAGTCGGCGATCCTGATTATGTCCCTCCTCCACCTCCTCCACCTGTTTACGTGCCTACATTTTGGGCATATACCGAAGCCCTAATCACTCAAAGACACAACGACAGTAGCGAGTCAACTGTTACGACTGTGTTAGCAAGAGGCACAGACGGGCATTGGTATGAGACACACACGACTGAAACGACAACTACGACAACCACTTATACGACCAACGGTACAGAACAATACGGTTGTGTAGATAATGCCTGTGTTGTTAACGGTACAACTTGGGGAGAGGAAACAAGCGCTCAAACTGTAGCGGTAACAACTGCAACCGAAGTTGTCCCTGCATCTTGCTCTCAAGGTGGTTGGACAGGCTTAGGCGACTGGTGCATAGTTGATTCCAGTAGCCGAAACGATTACGACCATGTTGCTTTCTCAGTGCCTACCGCCGCTGAAGAAAACGCAGCGTGTAACTGTACTGATGGTGATGGGCTTATGGATATTCGTATTGACGCTGAAAGTAATTTGACTCGCTCTCAGTTCGGTCAAAACAATGAACACGCTGACCCTTACATCTACCTGAACCACGACACAAACGCCGATGACGGCGATCATTCAGGAGACATGGATGGTATAACGGTTGGTAATCTAATTCAGCAAAACGATGACAGTGGTAGAGATTGTGGGAGTCATTGCAACAACCCTCCTAGCACTGCAACAGACCCCGATGAAACACCAAACGTCACACTTACTAACGGCGACCCAGTAATAGAAAACGTCGCAGATTCATGGGACTCTCGTATAACAAGAGAACTCTCAGCAGGCGATTACGTGGTGCGTGGTTCGGTGTATAATAATGCTAATGGGGGTTGGTATAGATTGACAATTAGAGATGCGGATGTGACTTACCCATGAAACCAAATGAATTATCAGGAATGAAAGTGTGGATAGACCAAGACCTTTGTACAGGTGATGGGTTATGCGAAGAAATAGCACCCTCAGTGTTCTTCGGGCATTCCGATGGTCTTTTCTACGTCAAAGAAGATGGCTCTGAAACACCGAAAGAACCAACTCACAAGATGAGTGAAATGGTTGAGGTTAAGCCTGAGAATGTTGAAGCAGTAATCGAAGCTGCGGATGAATGTCCAGGGGAGTGCATCTTCCTGCATGTTGGGGATTGAAGCTAACATAAGTGCATGAGCGCAGATAACTTATTTCATTACCGATCTACAGTAACCAAAGTCGTTGACGGTGACACAATAGATGTTGACCTCGACCTTGGGTTTGACATCAAATACCATGTGCGAATCCGGTTGGTGGGTATTAACACCCCAGAATCACGCACAAGAGACCTTGAGGAAAAGGAGCGTGGTTTAGCTGCTAAGGACTTTGTTGGTCGGTGGTTGCTAGAAGAAGCCGGAATGAACCCTGTGATACAAACATCGTTGGACGACAGGGGTAAATTTGGTCGTGTCTTAGGGAAAGTTTTAACTAAAGATGGTGTTTGTTTAAATGACGTTCTTATTGAAGAAGGTCACGCTGTTGCTTACGACGGAGGTAAACGGTAAGCGTTTCTTCAGCGAGACATGCTTCTAAAAATTCACAGAAGCTAACACCCCATCCTTTGCCATGAAACTCTTTAATGTAGGTGTGCTTTTGGTCTTTGACCCTAAAACTAATCACTCGCCCTCCTTGAATAAAACAGCCTGAACATCAGGTTCATAAGAAGCGTCATAACGCTTATTGTCACCTTTAGGATAAGGCTCAACAGGGTAATTTAACTGCTTACTCCATTTTTTACGCTGGTCTTTAGTGCCAGTGAAATAAATATATCTGTATTTACTACTACGGAACTTTCTGTTCTTGGAGTAATCCAACCCTTTGTCATAATGTCTACTATGAGTGCCGTCTTCTGACCCGATGTCAGTACGTGCCTTAGTAGCACCTGTGTAAATCCAATTAGTAGCCTGATAAATGTACCCATGATGGTTTTGCGCCGAGTCAGCATAACTGACCAATATCAGAGGAGGTAAGAGAGACAAGACTTTACCCACGAAAAAAGATAAAGCATTTTTAGGCAGACCATCATTCACGCAAAGCCTGTTCAATTCATAAACAAACTTAGAATTCTTTTCTCCACACACACCTTTGCATAATGATGGAGATGCAGGCTTACCTATTGTGCAGATCCCCACCATAACGGTGTCCTCAAACAAACCATAGGCAAAAGAAATACTGGGTAGACGTTTAGCGTAATGCTTGTTGAGTATCCAATCGTGGGTGCTAGAAGATTCTATTGCAGAAACCGAATAGGTGTCTTCAATCATTAAGGGTTAAACCTGATTCCCACAAGTTATCTAACCCCTTAACCATCCCTCCCTCACGCAAAAACTCAACCGCATAAGACAACCGGAAATGAAATCTGTCGGGTGTATTTGGAGGGTATCTCTCTTCTAAAAGTCTAACTGTTGCTTCAAATGGATACCCGTCCCACTCGGCATCAAAAAGGTCATAATCCCCCACCGCGCTGAGTGGGATAAGTGGAAACGCAACTTTCTGGG